AGCGCTCTGGCTAAACCACCCTGCGCAACTTTAACTGCCACCGCACCTACTGTGCCTACACCCATCTCAGCACCTATAGTAAAGGCGTTGGTCAAAGTGTCACGAACAAAGTTCATTGGCGCAAACGCTATGTTATAGCGGGTGTGGAACTGCCCCATTAAACTAGTTGTATTATTTAGAGCGTCAAGTAAAGGCTGGGATGCACGATAGCTACGACGGACAGCCTCACGAATCTTAGGATCATAAATAGCATAAATATCTATTGAGCCATCTGGGTTGTAATGGAAAAATGTATTTTCTCCCCTAGTAAGAACTTCATCATCGGCAACCTTATAGCGGTCTTCAAATTTAACAGTTTTTAACTTCTTACCTTCTAATAATTTCTTATCTATTGCGTTTTTAATAGCTAAGGTAATACCGTACTGTTCTGTTGTACCGTCAGGATTAGTGTATGTACCACCCCTACCAGCGCGCAGCGCAGCGCGCACTCCATCGGACAAACTTTGGAGTAATGGGTTTTCAGACTCAGATACACGACCATCAAAACCAACTTCTTTTTCTTGCAACTCACTACCGTTAGATTTACTGCTAAAATCTAGTAAGTCGTCAATTTTAGATTCTTTTTCTTTTCTATCTGGTTTGCCTTTTAACGGCACATAATTTTCAAACCCATAAAAAGCCACAATATTACTGACAGGTTCAGACCAGTAATTAGCTTTTTTATTAAGTTCAATAGTAGCTTTATGAATTTCTTGTAATGCATTTTTAATTGAATCTACAAGTTCTTTGTCTGGCGCGTAGTATTTATTTAAAATATCATCACGAATCTGCGGACGAATACCTGCTACGTTGTAATAGTCAGAAGTCTCATCTAAAGAAAAATTAGAATTTGGTTCAGCATTAAAGCCAAATCCTTTTTCTTGCTTATTGTTAGCTACTAAAGTCTCTAAATAGGTGCGCAATTCTTTAGCAGTAGCTTCACTAATCCTATTTGATCTTACTGCTTTTAATATAGTTTCTCGTGTCTCAGCTGCTTTAGCATTTAAAGGTACGCTAAGTAAATACTTAACATGTCTACGCTCTTGTTCGTGCAGTGCAACAAAAACACCTTGTAGTTGTTTTAACGCCGTTTCTTCATCTATGTTTTTTGCTTTTGCGTAGTTACCAATTGCTTCATACAAAGCGTTAGACGGGTTGTACATTTTGACAAGAAACTCATCTTCAGCCCGCCCTGTAGACAACGCAATTTGAGTATATATAGCAGTCGTGTCGTCACCAGAATAAGTCATTTTATTAGCCATAGCTAATAAGTCTTCCCAATTTTTAATGGGGTAGCGTTCATTCTGAAATAATCTTACTAGTTCTTTAACACCTGGTATGCTAGTAAAAGCTTTTCTTACCTTTGAAGATGTTGGTTCTGGTTGTCCAGATATAGAAGACATAAAGTCTTCAGCTGATGTATAACTTTGCAGCTGTGGCATCAAAGGTTCTTTTGGTGCTTTGCCTTCTGCTACAGGAGCAAGAGCTGCCGTTGCTGGAGGTGGGTTTGTAGCCTCTAACGTACGACCTTCAGTCAAGATACTTTCTGTAGACACTAATGCGTAAGCCAAGGCTGTGAAGTCTTTACCTGGAGCAATACCAAGTAAATTTAAGATGTCTTTAACAAACTCAACAAAAGCATTAATTACAATATTGCCACGCTCGTATGGGAGGGCGTTTAATTGCGCTTGGAATTCAGGATTAGACATAGCCTCAGAGACAAACTCTGCAAGGTTCTTCATGCCGTACTTGTCTTTTAATTCTGGATAAGTTTCTTTTAAGTGGTTGTATAACTTCTCAAGATTGGCAACGCCCTGATTAAACTTAACACCATCTTTGTGCGCTTTGATAATAGCTAGGGTGAATCCGTGCAGTGTTTCGTGCAGTACAACATGTGAAGTCATAGCGTCTTCACTAATGTAGGCTATATCTGTAGCTGCATCGTATTGCCCTAATTTGCCGCCAAGTTCACTAGTTGTTACCACACGTAGAGTAGGTAAGGTGTCTGACTCTAGTAAGCGTTTAGCTACTATCTTATCTAGCTTAGTAAATTGACCAGAAGTATCACTAGCTATTTCTTGCAAAGCACCACGCAAATCGCCGTGCATTAAGTTAGACATAAGCCCAATCGTAGTGCCACCACGCAACCCCTCTATAGCTTCTAAGTTAGCAGAACCGTAAGAAGGTATAGCCCTAAGCTCAGCCATTCTCTCTTCTATTAGAGACATCTTCTTAGGCACAGGAGGTTTACCAGCAACTTCTTTAGCTTCGGCTTTTTCTGCTTTAACTATTTTTTTGTATTCTTTTGGCGTGTAAACAACGCCTGGAATTACTTTACTCTTACGCTGAAGCATAGGTTTAGCTTCTTTAAACTCCAGCAAAGATTTATATTTTGCTACGGCGGTATCTACCATAGCCTTTTCTTCTGGGGCTAGAGCGTTATATCTATCAGCTGTTTTACCAGAAATTAAATCTGTCGCTGCCTCTTTAACGTTCTTGACAGATTGCTTAGTTTTAACAACTTCTTCATCAGTAGGTTGTGCTGCTTTTAATTTTTGTTCTTCTCGCGCAGCAATAGCTTTAGGATATAAGTCTTCCTCAGTCACTCTAGGTTCAATAAACCTTCTTTCTGTTCCTGAAGTAAATGCAGATTCACCCATAAAAGGTTTTGGTGCAGGTGCTTGGTCTACTGCAGCTTGGTCTACTGCAGTTGTTTTTAGTGCCTGTAATTTATCTATTACTGAATTTGGTGTGTCTTTTGGCGTAACCTCAATACCATTTTCTTTTGCAATCCGTTTAAGATTGTTAGTCATCATAGCTGGCGTACCACCAGCTTCTACGCTTTTTAATAGCTCTTCAGCCTCAGGGGTTAATGTACGCTGCTGTTCCGCATCTCCAGCTCCAGCCTGCTCTGTAGTACCTCCAACGTCAGCCACTCCAGGTCGCTCAGATGCTGCAACTTCTGTGGGGGTTCCAGTTGCAGTGGGTCCGCCAAGTACTTCAGCGCCAACTCCACCTCCTGTAGTGTCAGTTCTGTCAGTAACATCTTGACCTCCTTTTACGTCAATCGTTTCTTCTTCAGCTTTTTTAGTCTTACCTTCTGCTTCAGCTATGATTTCATCAGCTGTTAATTTACCCTGTACTGGAGCCGTTTCTGTTGTTGTGGGGGGAACTACGCCAGGTTCAGTAGTAGTTACAGGGGCTTGTGGCTCTTTCTGCCCAAACGGAATGTTAGTTATACCGCTAATTGCACCACCACCAATACCACCTTTAAGTCCAGCATTGATGAACCGTTCAAAATTCTGTTCAGTAAAAAACTGTTTATTGTTATCTACAAATTTCTCAGCCGCAGCTGATGACATCTCTTGAACTGCTTCCGTTGCGCCTTCTGTTGCAAAGCCTGTTAATACGCCCTTGCCTGCTCGTTTGTACCAAGCACCAATAAGTTCTTTCTCGGTAAGCCCAATACCTTTAGCCTTGCGCAATAGTGCTATAGGGGTGATTGCATCTAGTACGGAGTTAAAACCACCAAACAGAAGCGCAGCGCCAAGGTCCTCTTTGCCTGTTTCTTCAGCAACATTCTGGTAAACCTCAGGTACGTTTTGTATAGCTGAGCCACCCACTGCACCTACCGCTTGGTATTTAAGTGCTGTTTTTTGCGCCGCTTCACGTCCTGCTTTTACTCCAGCTTCTAAAGCTACAGTTTTAATAGCATCTAAAGTTTCTTTTTGCCCACCATATGCACCAGATTTTATTGCTGCTTGTACGGAATCTTTCATCAATTCACGCTTAGCTGCATCTGTAGCAGCTTTCTTAGCAGCTTGTTCTGCGGCTACCGCTGCACCACGCCCAACAACACCTGCAACGCCACCTGTAAAGATAGACGGGAGAATAGACGGAATTAATTCGCCAACTGACTCAACTATATAAGTTAGTAAATCATCTCCACCCTTAATATTTGTATAGCTAGGTACAGCTGATGGATACATTTGCTGTATGTATTGCTGTGCTTCTTGGGCTTCTTGCATCTGCCTATTAGCGTAATCGCCCGCACCCTGTATTCCTATCTTCTCCCCAACACGCCCAGCCATAGCTGGTAGTACGTCCCCTACAAGCGACTGGAGACCCAGCGCACCACGTTTAACGGCGGGAACAAATGAACTGATACCAGTTGCTGGTTCAGGGGTATATTCAGGGATAGGCGCTTCTTGGCTAGCAAGATAACTTAATATTTTACTTTTTGCTACATCAGGATCAGTATCAGTTATCTCATACTTTTGCCCTTGATATTCGTAAATAGGCATTTTTAACCCTAAGTAAGTTTTATAACATTACCGCTAGTGCCTTTTACTCCATACAAAGAAGGATCTGGATCTGGTAATTCTTTTCTAATTTTGTTTTCCAAAGCTTGTTTCTTAGCAATAAGACTATCATATTTTGCTTTTGCTTCTTTATCAGCTGGATTTTTAGATAATCTTAGCGCATAAGTTTGTAGCATCCCTAAGTCAATGTACTCTGGTCTTTTCGTATATGTATCTTCAAGCTTTAATCGTTGCTCTCTTACACTGCTTAACGCATTAGCATATTTAGCAGCGTTTGCTTGTGATTGAAGGTCTTTACGTAACTCACCAGTCATAGCAGTTGTAAGCATTTTGTTCTGTAAACTACCGAGTCCAGCTTCTTCACCAGCTCGCGCTCTTTGCAATGCACCATATTGCGCCACGCCCTGCGCTCCACCCTGACCGATATTAGTTAAAGCGTATGGAGATGTACCACCCACCATACCTAACCCAGCAGCTAACATAGCAAGATACGGGTCTTGTTTACGAGCAGCTTCTAAACGTGCTTCACGCTTAGTAAAAGCATCTTGCATTTGAGCAAATAATTTGTCTTGCGCAGACATGGGAGCAGCTTCCGTAACAGCAGGGGCAGCACTAGCAACATTAGTTTCTGCGCGGTCTTTTAAAAACTTACCTATATTTTCTTCAGTAGCTCCACTCTGTCTTCCTTTGGCTTCATAACCTACTACAGGTCTTGTTTCGCTTGGTACTGGAGGGGTCATTCTCGCTGCTATACCTGGAGCGGTACGTTGCAAGAATTCATAACGGTCTTCAGCTTCTTTACGCTTTCTAGCTGTTTCAGCTTCTTGAACACGCAAGGCGTCCATGTCGTAATTCTCATCGCCAAAGCCACCCATAGTTCCGCCGTCTTGGAAACGTTTAACTTCTCCACCACCAGCTAAGCTAACACCACGGATATAACCTTGGGTTTCTTTTGGTAATTTGCGTAAGTCAGCACCAGCAGCTAGCCATTTATCAGTAGCGCCAGGTCCCATGTTGTAGGCAATCATAGCTAATTTGGGGTCGCCATAGCGTTTATACATAGCGGCTGCATACTCATCACCTACACGGCGCAATTCATTTGGATCGCTACTACTTGCTGGTTTAATACCAAAGCCTGGATCTCTAGAAGTGTAGGGCATGACTTGCATCTCGCCTAATGCACCTTTAGATGATGTCAGTAAGTTACCTTCTTTATCATAGCGTCGTCCACCGCTTTCTTTAGCCATGATCTGCGCTTGTAGACGTTTTACTAAATCGTCTGGTCCTTTTTCTTCTTTGTCTTTAGACACAGCTTTGATGCCTACAGCAGGAGTTTGTGGTATAGGCTCTGCATAAGCAATCCCAGCGCCGCCTGTATCAGTATCCTGATAGGTATTAAGAATCATGCTCTCTAACCTAGCGCGCTGAAGTTCATCTAGGTAGTCTTCATACGACTCGTCAGTGTCATCGTCGTCATTATCAACGTCACCACCTGGGGCAAAGGCAATAATGCCGCCACCAGCCATCTGCATAGGAGGCACGGGATTTTGAGCAATGCCCACTTCTTCAGGTAACTGTGGCATCCCTTGGGGCATTGGTTGAGGCATACCCATTTCTTGGGGCATCATCTGTGGAGCTGGAGCTGGGTTTTCAGCCTGAGCAATCTCCATCATGTCCTGTTCCATGATAGTGGGCGGAGTCTGTCCACTATTAACTAAAGCTTGATTACGGGCATTAGCTTCAATTATCTCGGCTTTTTTGCTAATAATTAAAGGCACTAATTCTTTTTGAATTTCGCCACGCTGAGCCATCTGCATAATTAAATATTGTGGCAGCAACGCCATATCTTGGAGATTATTGTTATCTCGCTTTACTTCTTTAATTGCGTTTAATATGCTCATTATTTATTTCCAAACATATTGTATAAAGACAATCCTGTTAGTCCCATACCAGCCAATTGGCTTGCAAAACTAGGAGGAGGCGTAGTCTGAGATCCAGAGGTTGCGGTCTGAGTAAGTGGCACACCACGGGCTAAATTGCTCATAGTCTCAATACTGGTTAATGGATAGTTTAATCTAGACATTAAGTCTTGATACTGAGCATCTAACTGTTGCTGTTGTAGACCACGCTGGAGGTCGCCATATGCACCTTGGGTCTTAATGCGATCAATGTCTGAAGCTTGTTGAGCAGTACCCAAAGCACCGTAAGTTTGACCCAACTGACCATAAGTCTGACCTAATTGACCATAACCAGCAGCTTGAGCCAATTGAGCTTTTTGCGCTGCTTCAAAGGCGTTCTGCATACCTGTAGCTTGGATGTTTCCTAATTTAGTCTGTAAATTACGGTCTTGTTCGGTTTGCGAAAGTAACTGTCTAGCTCCACCATAAGTACCTTGACGGGCTGCGGCTAAATTGCCAGACATTAAACCTTTTTGTGCATCCCTTGTGGCTTCTGCTTTGTTAACGTCAATAACATTTTGAGAGTAAGGAGACATATACATAGCGGTTTGCTCTGGGCTTAACATAGAACCCAACGCACCTAGACCTAAAGCGGTAGAACCAACACCTAACTGAGCCGCACCTGTACCTGTACCAAATTGAGTAGGCGTTGCCATCTGTCCCAACTGAGTGCCTATCTGTTGCTGCATAGGGGATAGACCAGCCACACGACCTGACCCTGCTAATCCCGCTTGTTGTAACGGGGCGCCATAGGTAGTTTGATAGTCTTTAGATAAAAGAGTCTGTGCCGTAGGAAGAACACCACCAGCACCCGTAATATAGGGGCGTAAGACCTCTGGGACGTCTGTTAGTGCTGTTGATATTGAGGTAGAAGTTGCCATATTAGTCCTTTACGCAGGAAGATACTTGCGTGGGTTGATTTGTTTGCCTTGCTTTGGGTTGCCTGTGCGAGCTTTACGTATCTTATCCATCATTGAATATAACTGTTTTGCACCAGCCTTGGAAGAACCGTTGCCTAAATGACTAACCACATCGGCTGGAATAACAAACTCCCCATCTGCTAAACGGGCTGGTTGCTTATCGTTAATTGTGGCAGGGATAGAGTCTGACATTCCGTCTCCACCACCTGATAGGAATCTTGGAGTGCCACCTTCAGCGTATCCCATACCAAATAAACCCTTTTGGAGATTGCCCTGATCCATGCCCATAGCAGAGTAATCACCGCCTAGTTCATCATCTACTTGACCGCCCATAGCGTACAAAGTACTTTGTGAGGTAGGCAAACGAGCATATAGATTTTCACCTTCTCCGCTACGACCATAAAAGGTCTCACCAATAGATACATCACGGCTTGGATTAGGATTAAATTGATTTTTGCTAACCACATCAGCGGCATAATCTCTTTGGCTAATAATGCTTGCCATAGCTCGGTCATATTCGGCTTGGCTAATTGCGTTGGCTCGTTTTGCTTCTTCAAGATATTTACGTTGCTCTTCCATACCAGCAAGAGTTGATTCACCAGCAATAACTATTCCAGCCATTTTTATTGGGTCTATGCCTGTTTTTGCAGCTAATTTTATAGCCTCGTTTCTTGATATATCCCCAAGACCAAGCAAATTTTTAGCACCAGATGCAGTCTTACTAACACCTTCATAACCTTTTCCCAATACATTAGGTATACCTTCTGTATAAGTTTCTGGAGTTATTACTTTATTTCCAAAATCTTGAACATTTTGTAAAGCGTTAGCGCCTGTATCATAAATATTTGAACCAACTTGCTTTGCTGCTGCACCGTAGTCTCCGCTTTTTAAATAGTCCGTAACAGTGTAGCCAGGACTTCCTGGACCGCCTAGTTGTGTTAATGGTGGAGTAGAAACTACTGGTGGAGGAACGGCTACTGATGGAGAAACGTTTACTGATGAAGAAACGTCTGCATATCCAGGATCAAAATTAGGGCTAGTTGACATAGTAGAAGGAACATCATAATAACCAGGATCTACACTAGGGTAATAACCAGCTTGAGAAACCGCACCTTCATAAGGTACTGAGTTTAATAATTCTGGAGCAGCTTCTCTAGCTACTGCTTCAGTTAAAGATTCTGTTGCGCCTTCAGTACCAGGCGGTACAGCGCCCTGCATATACTCACCTAACTCTGCACCAGCATAAGCTGTAGCGCCACCTATTACAGCACCTTTAAGGTCAGCTCTTTCAAGAGAAGAACCTGTACGTGTTAAACCAGCTCCTTTAGCAGCTCCCAATGCAATGGCTAATGGTGCCGTAACAGGGTTTGATGCAAGAACTACTTGTCCCACTGTAGCCCAACCACCTGGAATTGTTCTTGCCACTTGTTTATCAAACTCTGATAAACCTTTACTAGTAGGTTGAACAATGGCTTTTTCTATAGGTTGGAATATCTGTGTGCCTAACTTATTAGCAGCTTTATTAATATCACCAACAACTGGAATCTGATTAATTCCCTTGTTTAAACCACTACCAGGATTAAAAGGATTAACAAAAGCAACCGCACTTTGCGCTGCTCTAAATGGGTTACCAATTTTAAGGTATTCGGGTAAACCCGTAGCTGGGTTTCTTGTTCCTGAACCACCTAAAGCTTTTAAAATACCAGCTTCTTGAGGATTAATATGGGCAAGGATAGTATCGCCATTACGACCTTTGCTTTGGAGTTCTTTAGCGAGTGTTTTTAAGCCTGCCATACAAGCCCTTTAGAGTTAAAGTTCATACCGTTACCGTTACCGTTCCCACATTACCCGTTCCTGATACACCTTGAACATCAACTAAATTCGAGTTGGCTACTACTGTGACACTGCCAACTGACCCAGTTCCCGACACCCCTTGTACATAGGCAAAGTTTAGCGAGACTATTTTTAAGAACTCGCCATCCTGAAAGACTGTGCCTTCTGGCAAATTGTACCCCGATGTTGGCAAATTTAATAGCCGTAACCCGTCCATCTGTAAAGGAGTATTGGAGTCGCCTTGCGTAAAGTAAAGCCTTAGCGCCCCAATTAACTGGGACATATGTTGTTGGTCGTATTCGACTGGAGCCAGAGGTAAAGCTGGCGCACGGAACCGTTGCATTCCCATTATCTACGCCCATCTGGTCTGCCATCCAATCTAGGACTACCTAACTGCCATTGAACATTTAAGTCAGAAGATTGAATCTGAATAGCCATCTGTCTAGCCCTAGCCCGCATAAAAATCTGCTCGGTGTATATATCTACCGATGTCTCGATTACTGTGCCTGTCTCGGTGTTGGAATATGCGTTGCCAGGAAAGTTCCGTGGTTTTATTAACATTGTGACCGCAGGCAAGGTGGCAGTCGATCCCGCAAAGTTAAGGTCAGGGATAATCCGCTTAGTCAGGATGAACTGATCTCCGTCCACAAGGTCAAAGTCTGATGAGGCAATAAAAGAGGTCATTGCCGTTGTGCCATCGTTTAAACCCTGTTCATGGTTATAGATAATGCTGTCGGCAGTCATTGTGGTCTGGACTACAAGCTGGGAGATATTGACGGTATAAGTGCCTATCCCGCCTGTGCCAGTGCCTAGAGCAGTAATCTTAGTTCCTGTGGCTACGCCAGTACCAGTAATGACTGAGCCTACTTGCAGGGTTCCTGTGGATATTGCAGTCACATTTAGAGTTGTACTGTTATTAAGAGAACCTGTAAAGTAGGTTGCAGTTAATGCTTGGGGGTATTCTCTTAAAGACGAGTCTGACCACGCAGTGCGGTCTATCGTGCCGTAGTACCAGATCTTTTCTAGGTGGTTATAAATCACATAGGCGTTATTAACCTGACTATTAGCCGTTGGGTAGAACCACCAGACCTCATTCCAGCCTTCGTTTGTTCCTGAGATAATCTGGTCGGCTTGATCGTAGTTAAGGTTCTCAAATACGTGGTTTCTTAAGGTACATGGGAGGGTCTCTACCCGTCCGCCATAGGCGTAAAACTTATCATGCCCCATCCAATAAGCTGTGTTATTAACAGTAACGACCGCCCGTGGACTAAGGATTGAAATGTTATCGGCAAGCTCTGAAAGGCTAAAGACGTCCGTTGTACCCACAAACTGCAAGGAATTAAGAGTTCCCTCTGTATATACAAGGATCTCCTGACGAGTTGCGATAGCACAGACTATGGCAGAACCACGAGAAACTCGTATAAAACCTGCTGAATTTGTGACTAACGGAGTCCAGACATTAGGTTGATCTTGAGTCGCCCAGCGGATTAATAAGGGATCAAATGACCCTCCCCCAAATGGAGTAGCGCCAAAACAAAGTAGGTGTTTATCGTTCTGGGAAACTAAAACTTGCGTTGCTTGAGTTGGAACGTCAGCAGGGGCAATACCATCTATGGTTGTAGCAGACAACAAAGCGGCTCTAGTTCCTACACCGCCAGAATACTTCCAATAGTAAATCGCTCCATCACGGATGTTAGCCACTAGGTCATCGTCAAAGTTTTGTAAGAACCAATCCCGTTGAGGTGCGTAAACAGGCGTAGCTGACCCTAAACCCCAGCCAACCGTACCCCATGTACCTGAACCCCAGCCGTATCCAGCAATACCGCCATCGTTACCTATATTGATTTGGAAGGCTGCGGTAATAGAAGAACCACCACCTGAAACCGAGGATGAGGCTGCCGTAGCTGCTGTAATAGTAAAAGAGTTAGCATCAACATAAGCAATAATGAACTCAGTGTTTAGGTTTGGTGCTGTAATCCCACCAACCGCTACTGCACCAGAGAATGTGACATAAGACCCATCTGTAGCCCCATGACCTGAAATAGTTACAGTAACCGTTTTAGAGCCATTAACAGTGGTAAAGCAGTTATCTGTAGCCGTAGTAGTAAAAGTCTGCCGTATTGGGGTAATGTCGTATAAGGTCTGCCCTGCTTCTATGTATAGTTTTCTAGACGTTCCAAGAGTTAGATAGTTATCTGCAGCGGTCGTGATCCAATTAAAGACTTGCCGACAGGTTCCCACCACAGTAAATAAACCATAACGAAGCCAGCCGCCCATTTTTTGAGGATAGCCTGAGCGAAAGCGGATTTTGTCGCACTCAAAGAACCCACCCTCATTGGTGTAGTTAGTCTGATCTCTGTTTAATCCTGGTTTAAATTGTAGTTTCTGCAATGGCATACGGGTTTACCCTAGGATAAGAACAATGCTCGTTCATCGTTTCTACGAGTAACTAAGCCTTTCAGTACTTTACCCCCAGCGAGCGTATATTTCAAGAACTCTTCTGCTGCTTCTTCCATCTCGCCCCGAAGAACTTTCTGACGGAGGGTGCTGCGCTGTAGTGTTCCCAGACCAACATTGAAAGCAAAACTAACAAGAGCATCGAATTGACCTTGAGTGAGCTTAAGGGGACAGTAGCGTTCAACGCCTCGCTCAAAGCGATTAAGATCGTCTCTAAGAATGTCATCTACTTCCTCCATCGAAAAGGTACGGTCATCTTTGTATTCCAGTGGGTAGGCATCCCGTTCTTCCATCTTTAACTGAGCCTGACGGGGGTAAAGTACATGGCCCACCCCGACCGTATGCAACTTGGCGGGGCAGCGGTAGGGACGCTGGCGGACACCTTCGTGGTGCTTAATCATTTTGATTGCTTTATCGCTTACTTTCATTTCTTACTAAATGCCTGAGTCCCGAACCAAAAAGATACAATTGATGCCCAGATAATCTGGGTCTCATCATCCCATAGGAGGTTAAGCGCTACGTCAAATGGCACTTCCCGATGGAACGCAAACCAGAACCCAAACAGTTCTACAAACATAAACATTATGAACATACCGTAGGTAATGGCTGGTCTGACCATCGCCCTAGAGTTAATAACCCACTGGGACGCACCTTTGCCAATCTCGATGTCGTGAGCATACAAAGACTCCCTTTCTTGGGCTTGAGTCTGCATCTCAATCTGTTGGGTCTTAATCTCTTCTACATGGGCTTGGGCGGCAAAGCCACGCTCTGCCATCTGGAGTTCCCGTTCGGTCTGCAAACGAGCCATTTCCATCTCATGCTTCTTGTCGGACTTGTCTTGGAAGAACCCTAATAGGTTAGGCAATCCTCCTGACAAGAAGGATATAAGGGTGGTAAACAGGGTAATCATTTTTTAGACCTTTCTTCTAGCAATTTAACCCGTACATGAAGCTCATGGAGTTCTTTGTATAGCTCTTCCCGCATTTTGGCTCTGCGCTCGGCTGATATTGGGCTATCGGTGGGTACGCCCTCGCTTGTAATTAGGGCTGGCATCTTACCCTCTATCTGAGTAAGACGGGTTTGGAATGAGGATACTTGACCGAGTAGCCACGCTATACAGGCTACAAGAATCGGAATAACCGCCTTTAGTACGTCTTGCATATTCATTTTTTAGACCCCCATACAATAAAATAAGCAATCCAACCTGCTGCCAGAAAGCACCAGAACTGCACCCACTTAACCTTTTCTAACTCCGCATCAAAGTACTTGCGGTCTTCCTTCTCTAGCCGTTCAATCTCGGTCTTGATGTCTAGCACTTTTTGCCACTCTTTAGTGCCGTGCTGCTTTATAAAGTCCACCCTTAATTTGTACTCTTCATCGCTTATCTTCTTGCGGTGTTTGTACTCCTCAAGGGCTTTGAATATTGCCCGTTCCTTCTTAAACTCTGCTTCTCTACGCTCACGAATCTTTGCTTGCGCTTGCTGTCTTGCTACATCTACCGCTTCCTTCTGTACTTCCTCGATGTTCTTGCCAATCTCTCGCCCAGCCTCTCGACCAGTCTTAATCCCTTCGCTTATGCCCTTTGCACCAGCAGATAGTCCGAGTTCGTCTGACATGATTCAATTTAGAACACCTTTCCGCCAGCGGCAGGTACAGAAGTAGCATGAATAGATATATGCTGTTTAAGATTCAAAGGAGCGTTGCAGTCTGAGCAGGTATCTGCCTCTAGCTCGGCTTTATCTAAGTCGTAACCACAAGCGGCACAAACCACTTCTATTTCGTGGTGCGGCTCAATTAAACCGCCTTCTAGTGTTCTAGCTTCTATAGTTTGTTTCATGTTAGCCCCATTTCTTTACGGATCTTGGTTGCTGAAATATTGTGCGTTGCATCATCAAAAGTCTCTTGCTCAATCTTGTAGCCAACGTCACGCCCGTAGGTAATGTTGGTAATATTAGGAACGACCTGAATCTCGTATTGCCCTTGAAACAACGGGTCTAAGTCTCTCTTAATGTTAGCTTTTACCTGCTCGATAGCAAATGGGTTGCTACCCTGCCAGCCCTGACAATCACGGATCTGGATAACTACTTGACCCGTCTTGGCAATGGCTCGCTCAAACAAGGCTCTATGACCTGGATGCCACGGTTGCCATCTACCCAGCATCTGTACTGTTTCAGATTGCCAGTTAAAGGTAGGGCGTCTGCGGTTCTCAATAATGTGGTTGCCAATGAACTCAGCCCACTTCTCGCAGTTCTGCTCCGTAACACGGAAGTCATATACTGTTGGCGGAATAAAGGCTTTGTTGGTATCCTCGTAACGACCAGCATCAATGGTATCCATCCAGATAGTCCAGTCGGCTTTGAAGTTATTACGCATCTCTACGAGTGGTGCTACAAAGTCGCAGATAACATAATCACCGCCAGCTTCTAATGCAAACTGAGCCATACGCAAAGATTGACGAATACGACCAGCATCTGTAAAGTCCCAGTCGTTGTATTTCTTACGAACCTCATCTGCATTGAACCAGTTAACCTGTGCGTTAAAGCTAGTAAAGGATTCGCCATAGTCTTTGCGAGTACCGTTTGTCTCTAGATACTTCTTTAAGGCTTCGGCTAAGTAAGTTTTACCTGAACCTGGCAAACCCATGATTAGTATCTTTTTCATTTATCTCTCTAAGTTATCGTTTCTAATAGTAGAACGTCCTTCTAATGGTCTACCAAGAATGGTTGTATTTGTTTTGTCATTATCCCAGTCATTGTAAGCAAAAATACCCATCTGATGAATTGGGAATATATCTGCTCGCAACATAATGTCAAGCGGTGCGTTAATACCATACTTCAATACATGAGCAAGCATATTCTTTGCTACCGCTGGGTCAATAGCATAGCTGTGCGCTCGACAAATAAAATGATAGTTTGAACCTTCTGAAGCGTGTGGCGGTGTAGGTAATACCTTCCATCCTTGATTAACTTGTTCGTAACTACCCAAATAACAAATTGAATTAAATACTGAGTGTTGCGTGTAAGGCTTCACCATAATGGCATCATGCTCTAAAATAACAATTGGTTCATCGTCAAGCACACACTTCTGCCATAGGCTAATATGAGATAAGGCACAGGCTACTTCACCACGAGTTAAATAATGGTCGGTTACTTTTACCATTGCTGGAATACCATTATGTTGAGTAGGTGGTTTTATTGGGTCTTTTATACCGTTATAAGCATCCCAGTATTCCCATGCCATACCTGCTAAATCACAACTATCTGCACATCGTTTTGCTTTTTCCTCTGATTCAACATGATGTTCAATGCGAATAATATAGGCTTTAGAAACGATTAAGTTGTAACTGTAATTAAGAGAAATCATTAATCTTCTACACCAATCATAAAACTACCAGCTCTACAGGAGCTTATTTTAGACCAATTATCAGAACCAACTTGAACAGGAGAAGAACGATTGATTGTATCGCCTAAACCTAATTGACCACTGCCATTGCTTCCCCATGTCCATAAAGTTTTGTTTGTTTTAATAGCACCCTTGTGGTATCCACTTGATACCGTTAACCAAGTATCACTTCCAATTTGAACAGGAGATGAACGTTGAATTGTTGTATTATCACCTACTGCTCCAGTAGAATTACCACCCCATCCCCATAGAGTTCCGTCTGTTTTAAGAGCAGCACGAGTACCAGTACCATTTGCTGAAATAAATGACCAATCAAGTAATGAGCCTATTTGAACAGGAGAATCAAATTGGGTATAACTATTAGTGCCTAACTGACCTGAACCTGGAAAACCCCATGCAAAAAGCGCCCCATTTGTTCTTATTGCGTGTTCTCCATTATCACCAAGAGCTACGGAAGACCAAGAACCAGCAATCTGTACTGGAGACTTGATAGGAATACCAGTAGTTCCTTGACCAAGCTGTCCATTGCCATTATTGCCCCAGATCCATAAAGAATTATCAGTTTTTATAGCAGCGCCCGCACGAGTACCGCCAGATACCTTTGCCCAAGTTAGCAATCCTCCAACTTGAGTAGGAGATGAGCGATCAACCTCATCTCCTTGACCTAATTGACCTGTAGCATTTGGTCCCCATGTCCATAAAGATCCATTTGTTCTTACAGCTACACAAGCACCAGCGTACATAGTATTACTTACGCTAGACCAATCCATTAAAGCTCCAACTTGAGTGGGGCTGGATCTTGCAACTCTATCATTTTGACCAAGCTGTCCTTTGTAGTTATACCCCCATGTCCACAGAGTGCCGTCAGCTTTAATAGCAGCAACACCATTACCACCACCGCTTATAACAGTCCATTCCTCATTATCTACTTGAACAGGAGAAGAACGAGAAATTCTATTATTTTGACCTAATTGACCAGCATTATTATAACCCCAACTATACATAAATGGAATTTGTGCTGCGCCAATGGAAGCTAATAAACCTTGAAGGATGCCAGTCATTTTTACTCTCCCAATGCGTTAATATCTTCGTGCGTTACAGCAGAATTTATAGCATCTATGCGAGCTTCAAACAAAACACGAGCTGCGTCAACTGTGGCAGCGTTATATTGTGTTTCAGGATATGCGTCTGTTTCTTTTGCAATTTCTGCATTAACTACAGATTTAAATACTTGTTTAACCATATTTCGTAACATATCTTTACGTTCATCTATCGTAATTTCACGTTTCCCCCAAACAATCTGTGCTGGAGTTACATCAAGATTAAAATGATGCGTAGTTACTATTTCACGATTTGGGATTGTCTCTGGTATTAGCTCAACCGCTTCACGCCAGCCAGGTTCATTGGCTATTTTTTCATCCGATGGCTTGTAATCCAAAACGTTTAATATTTGACCGTCTTTTACCCGAATCCAAAAGCCCGTTTTCGTAAGCATTGCGTAACTCCTTTTTCAAATTACTAAAGACTGATACCCAGTCGTTATGATTTTTTTGACGAAACAGCTTAACGCTGTCATACCACTCAGTCCCATTTCCAGGTTTAGCCCACAAATAGTAGGGCAAAATTGGAACTACAATCCATGTTGGTATTCCCATTGCACCAGCTAAATGCGCTACTGATGTACATGAAGTAATTACAAGATCACAAGATGCAATAGTTTTTGCCGTTGCATCCCAACTTGAAAGATCTGATTCTTTTACCCAAACTGGGCAATGTTCAGAACCCGCATCACGTTGAAGACTTATGTATTCAACATCTAACCCATCAACTGCATTAAACATAAATTGAGGTGGGAATAAACGGTGTTGTTCGTGTTCAAACTGTGGATTTCCTTGCCAGCGCAGACCAATCCTAATCTTGTTACTTTTTTCTACATCAGGACGAGGTATATAAGATGATCCATCAATATTTTTATATTGCCATTGAAGCGGTATAGACGCTGTCATAGATGGAACCCAAAAATCATGCACAACACCAAACATAGCTTCATGTTGGATTACCATATCCACACCTTCAGCTTTTCTAATCATTGTTGCTAGTGATCCTGAACAAGCCACAACCACCTGATTACCAAGCCGTTTTAACTCACGGGCAAAACGCAGTCCATGTATTTGATCTCCAAGACCAGCTTCAAGATTTAAAAGAGCAGTGCCAGTTTGTAATCCATCCCAAATTGGTGTTGGTACTTTTGGTACTTCATTGCCAAATACTTTTTCAACTCGCCCACGATTAATTAACGTCATACCGTCAAGCAGATTACCATTACGCAATTCATACCAGCCTCGATTAAAAGCAGCACGATTATTTTTTGGTTCTTTAATTGCTAATTCTTGTAGAATTTTTTTGCTACCTTCAAAATCACCTATTAGGCTTAGTGCTAATTGTTTACTTAAAGGATGAATTTCTTTATTTTGTAACGGGTCATCTCTCCAAAAACATGGCTGTAAAAAATTTTGATATAGATGTTCTAAAACATCTTTACTATTTTGATTGTGTTGTTTTTTTAGTTCTGGTTTTATGTCATGCAATCCTGGCAACTGCCATACTTCTTCATCTCGTTCTTTTGGCGCAGTTTTATCTAAATGATTAAAATCGTACTCAAAAGACGGTAACTCAAGAAATTCTTCAATGTTACGCAATTGTTTTTGTGGGTCTTTTACTAAGTCTTCATATTCAATAAACAAAAAACATGACTTGTCATAGTTATAGCCTAATTCCAACACTTGATAAGACTGTTTTAAATGATTGATTAGTTCACTGTTGTACAAAAAATCTTCTAGGTCAGTTGGTTTTGCAATCCTTACAAGCGATGCCGCACAATCTTCTATATTTCTAACGGTAGCAATAATTTTGGGTTTGTAAGGTAGCAGTTCTTTTAATACTCCAAGAGTAGTTGATTCTGCCCAATTACGAGCTTTGTCAATTACAACAGGTTTATCAATGTGTTTATAACGAGCATCCATCATCCCACACAGTACTGCTTTAACTTGTTCAATTTCGGTAGATGCTTGCTCCGCAGAACTGTTTTTCCATGCGTTAAATGTATTAAACATCAACTCACCAAGACCACTAGTGGCACTAGCGTGTAATGCTGGATGTTGATTTAATAAAGCAGCAAGAACAGTACTGCCTGATCTTGGAAGTCCCGCAAGAAAATGAAACTTTTTCAAGTTAACCCTGCTCCTGAAATAATCCACTCGGTACTTGTTAATTTAACGCACGTTGCTATACCATTTGCAGCAAGAGTTCTACTGCCTGTTGTGCCATCAACAGCTAAACGCATGGTATCGGTATTAATTGCGATCGTTACCACACCAGCAGCATTTTGATTTATAAATGTAATAGCTGTGCCAACTGGATAAGCAACTGAGGAGTTAGCTGGAATGGTAAAAGTTCGTGCTGTGGTATCAGCAGATGGGTGAAAAATTTGTTTACCAGAATCTGTAAGAACTAAAGTATAAGCAGTAGATTGTGAATTTTGTGGAATATTGCGAAACCCAACTGCATCTGTGCCGTCTACAGTACAACTACTCAAAGTACCACTGGACGGTGTGCCAAGAACAGGAGTTACTAAAGTAGGTGAATTACTTAGCACTACATTTGTAGAGCCTGTAGAAGAAGTCACGCCTGTACCACCAGAAGCTACTGGTAAGGCTGAACCAAGAGTCAACGAACTGAGGTACGTAATTGCATCTACTACGTTTGTGCCGTTGTTATAGACAAACATTGACTTACCAGCAGCGACTGCAATGCCTGTACCTGACGTGTTCTTTACCGTAACGGCATCGGCTAAACCGTTGTTAATAAGGTATAACTTCTCAATTTGACAACCTGAACCAAGGATTAAGTTCCTAGCCCCGCCAGAAGTACCTGTAAGGTTTAGTCGTAGGTTACGAGCTGTTTGAGCCGCATTAGTATCTGTAAGGGTGACTGTAACGTCCGAACTAGAAAAGGCGACATCCGCAGACCCTGTGATTGCTTCGCTAATTGCAACAGAGAAGTTGTTGTTGGTCGTGGTTCCCCATGTACCTGTCTGGTCACCTGTACCAATCAGCTCTATTTTAAGATCACTATATGACGATGCCATAATTTTTCCTTACCTAAATAATATCCGTTTTATGCTGCTATTTCAATCCAGTTCGGGGTTTGGCTAGTATCAATTTCTAACCAGAAAGATACCGTTCCAACCTGCCCTACTGACTGTACACCTGTAACACTTACATTTGGCGCACTTCCAACTACTGTTACTTGACCAGTTGAGCCTGTTGCCTGAAGCCCTGTAACTGGAACATTAATTACTAAGTCTACTGTTACGCTTCCTTGACCAACTGTGCCAACTACTCCTGTAACACTGACATTTGGTGCGCTTCCAACTACCGTTACACCAGCTACTGCTCCCGTTCCTTGAAGACCTGTTACTGGAACATTAACACCTTCTTGAATTCCTACCTGACCTATCTGTCCCGTACCACTAACACCTGTTAAATCTATTACACCTGTGCCTGTAACTTCAACTCCGCCAATACTTCCTGTTGCTAGTAATCCTGTTACTGGAACGTTTGCCGCTGCGTTTACAGTTACACCGCTAATTGCTGCTGTGCCTGATACTCCTGTAACGCTAAATTCTACATTTGTAATAATTGCTACTGAACCTATTGCTCCAGTACCAGCTACTCCAGCACTACCTGTACCCCAGCCAGTAGAACCCCAGCCACCGTAACCCCAACCTTCAAGGTAAATTTCTATGTTTTCTTGCTTTTCTGCCTGACCTATTGCTCCTGTACCGCTAACACCTGTAAGACTTAGAACAGAGGTCCCTGTAACTGTTACACCATTTACACTAGCTGTACCAGATACACCTGTAAGGCTTACACTAATATTTTCAGCTACTAATACTGTTCCTACAGCTCCAGTTCCTACAAGCGAAGTACTCCCAAATCCCCAAGGTGAGTCACCCCACTCACCGAGACCAAAGCCTTCTAGAGAAACTGATACATCAGCCACACCGCATTAACCTTAAGCGATGCGAATAATTGCACCAGTCGCAGTAGCCGCTGGGAATACAATCGTAAACGTACCTGCTGTAGAAGACTTAGAACCACCAAAATCCAAGACAGCTACGGCTGGATTACCTGTTGCGGTGTCGTTATAAATCAAAGCGCCAAATGCTGTAATGGTCGCAGTGGTAAACGATAAGTCCGCAAAGTCGGTAAGCGCTGTAGTTCCAGAAGAAGTTGGAGTAACTTTACTTAGTGTTCCGCCCCCCAATGTGTACGAACCAGAAGCTGCTACTTCGTTAGTTGTTGTATAAGCCGTGGTAGCCGCAGTAAACGAAGCTGAGTTGTTATACAAAGCTAGTTTGAATGTGTTACCTGTGCTTGCCGTAAAGTTATGAACGCCCTGTAAGATTTGAACCTTAAAAGAGGTTGGCATGAAGTTACCTGTAAAAGCCATTTAAATTCTCCTTAATAAATTAGCAGCCTCAACTTCACCGCCCTGTACACAAATTTGAATGCAACTAGCCCTTTCGGACTGTGCTGCACGACTCAAATATTCAGAGATTGTACGCTCTAATGCTTCTCTAAAATACTTTGCTTGCTCTCGAATTTCGGGTGGGGCAGTTTCTGATACCCCAATGATCCTATTTACGCAGAGTTCTGTCAATTCTTCAAGCGGTAAACCGCCATAATTGCTTGTTTTTACGAGAGGGCTGATAATATCGCCAGTTTTAATTTCAAACATTTATGTCCTCTTTGCTTCTGGTGGGTTGTATTCCACCTCGTCTTTTACCGTATCTTTAATTTCAGAGTACTTTTTAGCCACAAACCGTTCGTTTTCTAGCCCTACGACCAACGGATCACTAAGGCGGTGGTAGCCGTACAGCTTACTAATAGTCGGCTCGCTGGTGTCTAACAGGCATGATCCTTGGGCTATACCAACCTTAATACCCCGTTCCATTGCCTTTGCCAGTAAAAACTCGCAACAAGCCCTACCTGCTTCGGCAAAGTGGACTACGTTTTTGTAAGAAAAATCAATCCCATACAGGTGGATTTGCCCTACTTTGGCAGCAATTGCATAACCAATAGCAAAGGCTACGGTGTTGTTAAAGTATCCCGTCCCGCAAGCATTCATTACTTCATCTAGGGGAAACTCTACTAATCCAGGACAACGGGAGTCTAATTCACAGGTATAGATTGGTCCTGTGTGCTTCTCTAGTACCGACCGCATAAGTCCCGTTTGAGTGCCTGCATCATCACTATCTAGGAATCGGCTGGCTGGATCCATCATAAAGACTCGGTCGTGGTAAATGACCCCTGCCATAGCATTAATTGCCCATACTTCATCAATTGGCTGAGAATGGGTCTTGGCTAGGATGAACTGACTATGGGATTTACCCATTGCCACAATAGCAATACTTTTACCTGATAAATCTGGAACTTTCATCTAACTGGATACCTTACTTGTCCACTTCTGTAGGCGTCTTGACGGTTCTTACCATCGCCTAATTGTTTAAGTTCTGCCATTGCATCGTCATAGCGGGATTTGTAGACCGTCATGGTATCAGCGTCTGACTTCATAAATAAAGCTGCTTCTAGTAACGCCCCGTATAAAAGAGCAGAGTCAAAGTTTGTCCCCAACCAAGACGTTCCAGCGGTAACAATTGACGTTGGGTAGTAAAAATAATGAAGCTCTGAGTTGTAACTAGCGTCTGGGGTAGGTCCTAGAATAAAAGAGTTGTCGTCAAAAACAGCGTAATACTGAGGTTTCCCAAAAAACGCTGAATCTGTATCAGGATAGGACTCACGGATAAAGTTAACGTCTTTATTCAATAAGTAGTGGTACTCATTTGCCGCATCAATTACCGCAAGACTAAAGGTTGATAGCCAGTCTGAAGGAGTCGATAAGTACTTATTTCCTACAGTCATAGTACCCGTAACGTTCTTGCGGATAGCAGGTAACTGCACCATGTTATAGATGCGTTGTTCTGCCAACTGCACAAAACGGGCAATCTGCTCGGCAGACGTAAACGACCCGACTGTTGCTGGAAAATCGTTCTCAGCAAAGCCCTTAATGGCAGTAGTTAACTGCGTGTAGTTCATCCCATCTTCCCGCTAGACATACGACCTTTAGTTGCAGCGCCAGCACCACGCATCTCAATCTTGCCGTATTGGTTTATAGGTTTACCCTTAAACTTACTAATCCCGCCAACAGAAATATCCATAGTAGCCATTTCTTCTGCGCCAGTCATACCTTTGGAAGTTAGTCCTTTAGCAGAGATTGTCTTGCCCTTCATTGTATGGGGAGTAGCATAGACTTTAGCGTCTCCAACTTCCTTGCCCATAACTTTTTTAGAGAACTTAGCCATTATCGACCTCTTCCTGCGGATTTACGCATCATTTGGTTTTGGACTTTTGCTAAACCACGTCCAATTTTCTTCATTACCATCTGGTCTTTACCGCCCATCTTTGGCTTTGCCTTCATGCCCAAGACTGTAGGACCTGAGTCACCTAAATTCTTGCCTTCAGTCTTGCCTTTTTTAGCAATTCCATCTGCGCTTTTCTTAAACATTTTCAACTCCTTATGTTGTTGTTACCGTTACACTACCTACCTGACCTTCTGGTGCCAAATTGTTAGGGGTTAAACCATCATTTTGTGACCCCCCAACAGGGTTCCAGCCCCATTGAAATATTCTACTACCGCCTTCTGGAAACCCAACACCCGCTTCAGTATTATCGTTGCTTCCGTTAAGTTGTAAACCGCTTGTTCCAGATACTGTATAGCTTACATCAGGGCGTGGTTCCCGTACAGCCTGTGGATCGTCTACTGGGTACATACCTAACGACAACTGTGGCTGATCTGGATCCCAACAGCTAGGGCATACCTTAATATTCTTTACTTGCTGCTTAACAATTAACTTTCTAAGCTCTTTTAACTTATACCGTTGACCGCATCGGTCACATTCGGCAATCGCAAATTTGCCACTACTAAATTTATTAGGCATAGAAGGTCGTCCTAGGAACGAACCTAGAAGCGGCTTTTTCTCTGTCCTCCGTAGAAGCCATGAGCCACTGCTCCTCGTATTCTTGCTTTAAAAATTGCACTCGTGCCTGTCCGTCTGGTAGCTTTTGAGCCATATAGAAAGCCAATCCTGCCACCATACAAGGTAATAGGCGAAAGGGAATATCAGGCTCTACCGCTCCATTAGATCCAGCATCTTGAATCCTACGCAACCTCCAGTACACAAAGGTATAAGGACCACCGCCAGCATCGGGCGTGGGCCAAACGTTAATAGAAGGAAGGTTCTGTATCGTAAGAGCCGCACCTGTTGTATGGGCAGCCGCTGTAGTACCGTTTTGACCACGGTAGCAGTTGGTTAATACATTCCCTACTACGTTGGCATAGCTGATTGTCTCATTGTCAATCTTGACAAATCCACCGATTGGAAGGGCGCTGGCGTCACTAACGGTGATAGATGTGGTCACAGCATCAATCGTGCCGTTTAAGGTCACAGCGGTCGAATTAGACTGTCCTGTCTGGCGGTTAAACCAAACTTGAATAGGACGCCCAGTAGTTAGCTTATTAGGAATCGTAGAGTAGGTAGACTCTGAAATACGGCTAATATTGATGTCAATCTGATTGCTGGTAACACCGTTATTCTGACGGACTACATGGTCTAGAAGATCAATTGTGTTGACTGGAATAGGATAGATACCTTGCCCAGTAACCATTGCAATTTGACCCTGCTCGATTGTCCAGAGGTTAATACCACGGTTAGCCCATTCAACCGTCAATAGGTTCAGGGATCTGCGGGCAGTTCGCATATCGTAACCAGTACGCAATTCCGTACCACAACGCTCAAAAGCCTCTTCAATGAGGTTATTAAGGTCTAGATTAAACGCAGAAGTTCCTGAAGTACTCATATTTTCCTATATGGTTTTACTTTTGCTTTTACCTTTTTGGGCTGCGGCACGAACTGTTTTCCCTGTGCTTTTCCTTGCCGTTTTGCCCGTGTTGTTGCTGCGTACTCCTGTGGACTTAGGGCTTCGATTGCTTTTTTTGGCAGGTATCTCTCGCCTGTTTCGGACGACTTCTTCCCTGACTTGGTTGTCCATTTCTGGTCTCCCCAAGCCTTTAAAGAACGCTGAGATTTTGCCAATCCACTCATTTATAGCCACCGCCAGCTGCCTTATATTTTTTAGCTACCAACTGCGCTTTTCTAGCTGACCACTGACCTGCGCCAGTACCATGTGTTGCAGCTGCTTTTACCTGAGAAACAATCCGTTTACGTAAACTGGGTTTAGTGTAATTACCCGCAGCATTAACTTTACCGCCTTCTTTATACTGAGTAAAGTCGGTATCATCCCTACGAGCTTTCTTAACGCCTCTGCCCATTTTAGTGGGCATAATTGCACCCATCCCACGACTCGGTCTCATACCATTTTTCCTCTGGTTTTACCTTTAATACAGCAACCATCTGCTCGTTTAGAAGCCATACCGCCTTTTTTAAAGTTATCGGGCAAATCTTGTCCCTTTTTACTCCCACCTGTATGTTTATCAAGAATTGATTGAAATCCTTGGTCAGCAGGTTTCTTACGAACATTGTCCGTAGGATTGGGGTTCTGTTTAGCTGGTGTTGCTGGAACAGAAGGGACAGGATTAACACGCTTAGTCATTACGCTCTAGTCTTCCCACGAACAGCACAACCATCAGCCCGCTTTGATGCTGAAGATACTTTTCCGCCAGACTTAAACTCACGCTTAAATTGTGTGCCTTTACCAAAAGCATCCTCCATAGGACCTGTAGATAGGTAGCGCTCTTTGCGAGCCTCTTGCTCCTTTTTTGGTAATTTAGAGATTGCATCAGCTTCTTTAGCCGCTTTTTCTCCCGCCTCTTTCTTAGCACGGCTAGATAGAATCTTCTTACCCAACATACGAGCAGCGCCATAACCAGCGCCTAGAACCGCAGCAGCTTTACCAATAGGTAGAAAGTCTTCAACGCCTACACGCTCCAAACCTTTTTCTTGCGGTGGTTTAGTAGTTGTTTTTGGTTCGGCTTTAGGGGTAGCTTTAGTGGTAGATTTGGTTTTAGTGACAGGAGGCTCTTTAACTAGCTCACTGCTAGGCTCATTTTGCTTACGAATATATTCCATCGCACGGGCGCGCACATCGTCGCCAATACCAGGATTTTGCCCTTCTTTAGACTCAAACTCGGTCTCGCCACCGTCTTGAAACTTACGCATTTTCTTTTTCATGTTAGCAAGTTCTCCCGCCTGATTTCATTTTAATCATCTTGCCTTTGGTCTTACCTTTGATCTCAATGCCACCACCTTTAGCCATGCCATGCATTTTTTTCTCGTGCCCTTTAACGGCTTTGGCAGCAACCTTCTTCATCATTGGTTTGTCTTTGGAAATATCTGAATGTTTCACGTTACCGCCTTTCTTCATGTAGCCCATTTTGTTGCGTACTTCTGTGGGCAGTTTGGATAATCCTGGGTTGCTATCAGAATCAACTTCTTTTAAGCCACCAGCTCTGAATTTACGTCCTTTATCTGCTTTCATAAACTCTTCTCCTACGGATTTAGATACGCCAACTTTTTTGGCAAATTTTGGATTGTTAGCGACAGCAGCCATAAATCCGTGTTGTTTTTTAGATACGCTAGGCATTTATTTTCCCCTGAATAAGCTGGTCAATTTTGCTTTCAAGCTTGTTAAAGCGTTGGTCAATGTGCTGCATAATGCGGTCAATTTCTGCTTGAGTAACGTTTTCACGAGCTACCTCCTCACGAGTCTTGTTTAATAAAATCCCTATGCGAGCGAGTTCAGCAGATTTTTCTTTTGCCCATAAACCCACGAGAACCCCCGCTAATGATAGGATTGCGTTCCATAAAAGTAACATCTCTTGGCTCATACCATCTTACCTTTGGTTTTGCCACGAATCTCACAGCCACCGCCACGTACTGACCCACCTTCTTTGCAATTCCAAGCCCGTAGGGACTTATTAATACGTGAATCGGGATCGTTGGCTGTTTTAGCAGATGTGAGCTTTTTCTTCATGCCTGACATCCTTGCACAGAACGATTTCTTGCGTGAACCGCCTTCTGGTTGTGGACGTTTTAAGCCAGGTTTGCCAGGATTGGCTGCATTGTAGGAGGCACGACCTTTAGCGTTTAAACCACCTTCAGGGTTTTTACCTTCCTTACGAGTCCATGCAGGGGTCTTAGCCATTATGCAACATCCTTTTTAGCATCAAGAGGTCTAATAAGAGGATAGAGATACTCTTCTCCAAAAGAACCTGCAAACTCTTCCATTCCTAGATGACCTAGCTTAATGGTGGGGTCAATCCATACTTCGTAACCGTGAGCCGTAGCACGATCACAGAAAAGATAATCCTCGCCTACATAGCCTTCTGGAGTGGATTTGAAGTCAAAGAATGAATAGCAAAACTTGTCTGGATGCCCGTCTACTACTCGGTCATCGTGGTATTTCCACTCAGGATGGTTGTCTCTGAGGGTCTCAAATACGTCTTTACGAATCAACATAAAAGCGGTAGCAATCCGTTTAGCCTTAACTAATCCGTAGGAATTCATATAAATCCCGCCATCAGCATCTTGCTCTAAAGTCGATATATAGACTTGACCTTTTTTACGGGCAACAGGAACTCCGCCTACGATACCCTTCTTAGGGTCAGTATTCCACGCCATTAGACGGAAGATGTCTTGTGGGTTAAACGTAATGTCCGAATCAATAAACATTAAGTCTGTGCAGTCTGACGCTAAGAAGTCTTTAGCAATTAAGTTTCTGACACGAGACACAACTGAGCATCCAGAGATGTTGCAAATTTGAATATCAATTCCGTGCTTAGGAGCTTCTACAGCAAACTGAGCCATAGCAATAGCCAGTTTGACTGAGACTTTAAAGTCATAAGCGGGAAGACCAAGCATGACCTTCCTACCTACTAAGTTAAAAGAACCTTGAGCTTGCGTTGGATTATCCATATATCACCGTTGCTGTTACGCTTGAGCCAAGCCCAACAAAAATACCGTTAGGGCAGTAAATACCTTCGCCTGGAATCTTAACAGGTAAACCTATTGTATTAAATGTATCAAGTTCAACATAAATATTTGTGTACATTGTTACTGTACCAGTAGCAGATCCAGATGTAACGGAAGTTACTGTAAATGTATTAGCTGTTACGTTAGATACTTCGTATACCCCATCACGCATGGTTGTTCCAGCCGCAACATCTAAAAATACTCGTTGACCATTTACCAAACCATTGCCATTAATTGTCACCGTAACCGTTGTTCCAGTTCTACTCCAAGTACCTGACTTTGAAACTGCTGGGTCTGCAACCGCCATGTTTCTTGCCGATACCGTACCACTAGTAACTGTTACATTTTTTAGACGAACAGACTCTGTGGTGGCAGTACCAGATGCTGAAGCATGATACGATTTAACGTCATATTGCTGCATAGTGTCATCCGTAAAACAGCGTAGTTGTTACAGAAGCGGGTAAAGCAACATAAATACCATCTGTCGCTAAAATACCTTCGCCTGGAATCAGTGTATAAAAAGCCGTAGCAGAAGAACAGTCAAGCTCAACCAAAATACTTGCGTACATCGTTACATTTCCATTAGTTGTTGCTGAAGCCACTGCAACTGTAAAGGTGTTTGTGCCAACGGTAGCTACATCATACGGACCATCAGCAGCAGACCCAGAGGTAAAGTTTAAATAAACCCTGTCCCCGACTGCTAACCCATGATTATTAATAGTCACAGTACAAACAGTGCTTCCTGGAACATCATAAGTCCCAGACACACTGACGTTATTAGCAAAAACAGAATTAACTGTTGTAGACGCAGAAGGGGACATAAGAACCCCTTTTAAGCGAGTTCTATACCCCACCGCTACACCTGATGCGCTTGCGTGTGCTGACTTTACGTCATATTGCATTGCCATAATTAATCCTCTTTATGTTCTGCTAGTGGGCGGTCTAATTCGGTTAACAACACGTCCACCATTGCAATTGCTCCGTTAGCCTGTTGGATAAGATCTGAGTACTTTTGCCGTTGCTCAAGTGCCTGATTTCTCAAATCCAACAGGTACGCCTTATCTAACGCAGCCATTAGGCATTAAAGTTAGCAGCGGTAGCGGCAAGCAGGTAATAATCACTACCAGCAATTTTTACACGCAGTCCATGAGTAATCTCATTAACGTTGGTAATAGTACCAGTAGCGGCTAATTTAGCACCAGCAACAGTTACGCCAGCAAGGTTTAACAAGTAACCGTTAGTATCGACAGTTGCCTTGCCCGTACCGTTAACAGAAGCATAAATTAAAGAAGTGTTTGTGCCAGTAGATGCTGCAGTAGCACAGTTAAGCTCAATTTCAACAGGAGCATAAGTACCCGAAGAAGTGCCTGCCGATAGGGTTAATTCAGCAACAAAAGCTGAACCTAGACCTGAAGTAGAACCAGTAGCACCATAAACAACGTTTGCTTTTAACGCATTTGTGAATGAACCCAAAGCGGCATCAGCGTTTAATTGGAACAGACTGCGACCACCAACACCGCCAGCGCCAGTCATAGTGACTTCGGTTACGCTTGCATTGAATGTAGCTGCACCTGTAGAGGTATTTGTAATATCAGTGATAAAGCCGTTGTCGGATGCCACTGGACCCGAAAAGGTAGTACGTGCCATAATAATTCTCCATACAGAGTTAAGCTCATTAGTCTTGTATGCGTCTGCTGGGGCAGTCTAATAAGCTGGTTTACCCAGATATTTAAATCTTACTACAAATAAAACAAAAAGGGGAGTTTTTGGCTCCCCTTTTTATTAGCCTAATTAGGCTCCAGCAGAACCCCACATACCGAGGGGATCAGACCAGCCAAAGCTGTAACGCTCACGAGACTTGTAACGGACGTTACCAGTATCGAAGTCACCGTCCATGCTGTTGCTCAAAGGAGTACGAACGAAATGCTTCATACCATTTGGAACATCAGTACAGAGGAAGTAAGCATTTGGATCGGTCAGGTAGTTATTTACTGAATAACCATCTGGGATCGAACCATTGTTTACGATAGCGTTAATGTCGTTGTCTGCGGTAGCAACACGAAGCTGGGTCTCTAAGAGACGGGTAGCAACGAACTGCAATGCAGGTGGAACGATTAACTTCTTAGGTTTAGCAGCGATTAACAAACTACGCTCATCTGTCCAAGCAGCGATCTGAATAACGGCAGCTTCCAAGGAAGTTTCGTTCAAATCCGCAGGGGTAGCCTGAGTGTTGCTGTTTACACCACCAGAAACCAATGGGTGAGATGTCGAGAACAAAGGTACACCGTCACCACCGTAATAAACGGCAGAGTTAGTGAAACCGTTGTTTAACACAGCAGCAGCTTTAACCTGCTTGGTGTACGCCATAGCACGAGCCAAAGCCTTGGTATAACGAGCTGATAGGCTGTCATACAAGTTGTCCTCGATTGCCTCTTCCGTTAGGGAGAAGCCAAGGGCGATGGTTTCGTGGTTATAACGAGCTGTGAAAGCCTCTTGTGCATTGTCATAAGCGATGGCAGAACCCTCGTTTTTGACTGGTGCAGCGGAGAAGCCTGACAGTTTTGTTTCTTCTTCAAACGAACGCTCAGAGGTCTCAGTATCGTAGATCTCTTTGTGTTGTTCACCATAAGTCGCATACTCAAGACCGAACAATGCGTTCAGACCTGGGAGCAACTCTTTCAGTAGTTGTGCGCGTGAAATAGCCATTTAATTGCTCCTTAAGCTGCAGTTGCGACAGGGGTTGCACTGTAATAGGTATGTACGCCAAAGTTGAACTTGACGATTACCTCAGTGAAAGATCCAAGCGCATTAACAGTCTCTGGTACACCCGCAATAATACGGAATGGAAGATTGGTTGTTGACGAGCTGGTACTGTTTAAAACGCCTTCGTTTGAATCACCAGAAGTTGTAGAGCCAGCGGTTGTCAAGATTGATACGTTGTTACCAACGTCAGTCTGAACTAAGCCACCAATGGTGGTTGCGTCTGACAATACTGCTACTTTGAAAAGTCCATCTGGATCGTCAGCTACAAACGCAGTAATATCCGAAGCGGTAATAGCGCCTGGATAGAATTGCTGTTGTAGCAACTGTTTGGTAGTTGGGTTTGTGAACTGACAACCCATAAAAATACCAACGGCATCGGTTGCGGTAGCTGTGGTTGAAACACGGCTCAAAGCACCATCTGTGTTCAGACGTACAACATCACCAAAGAAAATGGCGGTTGTAGAACCTGAAATGATGGGAATTGAACGAGTTTGACCAGCAAATACCTGACCACCAATCAAATTGATTGGTCTGAACCCATAGGGTCCTGATACGGTAGGATAAGCCATTTAAAACTCCTAATTAAGTTTAGTTACCTTTTCCAAAAGTCACCGTAGATTTTTTCTCATTAAAGAGGGGCATCCTTGGGTCATTCTGGCGCATTAAATTATTGTCTACAGCGTCCATCTGACTTTCGGCTTGAATTCGGTAATGTTTATTACGTTGTTCAACGAACTCTTCTGGAGTTTTGCAAAGCAATAACCCGCCAATCTCAATGTTGTCCTTAAAGCGACTATTGGGATCAACTAGCAGTTGGAATTTGGGTTGTTCTTCAAGTGCCACAGGTTCCCAACCTTCTCTTAGTTTCCCAGAGAGATTGCGGGGGTCCGCCTGATTTAGCGTTGAAGTACGAATCCAACGATACTTATACCCAGCCTGTTTATCTGGCTCAGGGAGAAGCTCCGCTGGCGCCCACTGCTTAGGACGCTCACTGATTTCTCTGGTATCTACTTCACGAGTAATTCTGTTGTTAGCCATATTAGGCCTCCATTTTTATAAGTTCACGGGCATATTGCTCTGGGGTCAAACCTAACTTCTTCGCTATCGCAAGCTGGGACGTATTTAGCTTGATTTTCTTAGAAGATGTACTTCGACTCGCAGGTGCAACTACCGTACTCGGTTTTAACCGAGGTGTACTTTTTTCATCGTCAACTTTCTCCCCCTCGAAATTCTCAGGGAAACGCCTACGCATAGTTTCGTCTATGCGCTTGTAGTACTCGTCAGTAGTCGCATATGCTAGCCCGTTTTCTTTGACAAGCTTCTCGTGAAGCCCTAAGGCTAGGCTTGTCATTTCGTCATCTTGACCAAACCAAGAGTTACGCTCTTGCCAAGCCGAAGCTTTTTGGTCACGGACAGGCGCTGCTTCCGTCTGTTGTGGTATTTTTACTTCATTTTCTTGCTCTTGTAAAGCCTTTCGCTGATTTATATTTTCAGCGTAGTTAGACGCCTTCTCAATTTTCATCTTAGCAGTGGTTAATTTATCCTGTGCTTCGACTAATTTTTCAGAATCACCAGCGTCATAGGCTTCTCTATATTCCTTTTTAGCCATATCTAGCTCGCGCTCAGCACTCGTCTTAAACGAACTAATTGCTGCTTCATCGCTAGAATTAACCCTGCCTTTAAGCTGTTTTATCTCTTCGTAGAGGCTTTTAGCTACTTGAACAGCTTCTTGTTGTTCTCGTAAGGCTTTTTCTTTCTCCCTACGTTCGTCGTGATAAAACTTCCTAAAAGCATCAATTTTGCTTCTGGCTTCTTGAGAATAGAGGTCTAACTCGTCTTTTTCGACCTTTTCTACAAATTCAGGTTTTGAAGTTCTACGCCCTCTATCTTCAACGGGAGTGTCATCTTCAATCTCAATTTCAATCTTGTCTTCCTCTTCTACGGGTTTACCCTTAGATTCTACTTCTTCTACGGGTTTACCCTCGTCTTTTACTTCATCTATTTCATCAGGAAATTTGTAATATTCCATATC